AATCAGCTTGCATTTGTTTAATATCAAATAGTATATCGTTATTTGATTTGTTTTCGAAATCTTCCATATTAAATTTTTTATCTTATTACTCCATCTCCAATACCCATTGAAGTGGTTGCTCCTTGTGATAACACTGGTGCGCCCAAGTTACCAACACCAACAGTTTGGACTTGGACTCCTGGTGGGATTACAACCTCTATTTTCGCTTCATTTAACAAGGCATTGATTATTTCTTGTACTCTTATTACCTCCATAGCTTCTTCAACGTTAGGGCCATCTGCAAAAACATCGCCAACAACCCTACCAGATTCTGATTGTCTACTAATAATATTTGCGGCTATACTTTGAGCTGAAAGTCCAGGTCTTAATTTTGCACCAAACATAATTAGAGGTGGTGGTAATGGCGCTATAGGTGTATCTGGAATTAAAAAAGCACTATTTAAGGTGTTTAAAACACCATTTATTGAAAATAAATTAAAACCAGAACTTGGTATTGGTTTAACATCTGCCATTATATTGAATTATTTAAAAAGTTTTTAACTTTATCAATAGGTACACCAGCTAAACTTTGCAATTGGGCAACTTTGCTTAGAGCTTTTTCTTTTTGTTTTTTTACAAAAGCTGAAGCAGCCAATGCTGAAATTTCTTTTAAAGCGATACCCATTAAAACTTTTATTATTTCTTCACCAATGGCTTTCATAATATTATCCATCAAATTTTTGTTCTTTTTGATGAAATCAATACCATCAGTAAATTCAGAATCTGGACCATAAACTATTTTGTAATTTATTAGAAATGAAAATACTACTTTAGGCGATAAAACAATATTAATCATACTTTTACTTAAACCAGTTATTATTTGTTGTATGAAGTTAAGTTTTGCCGTTGGTACATCTTCGGAATCAGGTACATTAATAGCACTTAAATTCGACATGTTTTTTAAGTTACTGGAAATTGTATTTTTTTGTTGTAGTGCTGAGGTAGCAACACTCATTTCATCATTAAAACTAGTTAACGATTCAATAGGTACTGATGATGGTATTGTTTTATTTACATTCAAAGGTATTGCACCTAGTTTTCTATTTCTAGCGGTTAATTCATTTTTAAATGTTTCTTCTTTAGAAAAATTAAATGCTGAATCATTCAAAGGCGTTTGATTAACATTATTTACCACTTTATCAATAACACTATTTAAATCAGCTTCTTTTTTTAGTTGGTTTAGTGATTTGCCAACTACTGAAGAAATTGACCCGTATATTATATCAACAACTTTGTTTATAATGTTAACTGGTGTAAATAACGTATTACTATTGATAAAATCGTTATTTAAATCGGTTAATGTTTTTGAGTTGTAAGATGGGTTTGCTTTGATTGTAAGCGTATTGTTAGGGATGGTACCAGAACCTAAAGAATTAAAGGTTATGTCAAAAATGTTTTGCCATGTATACATAACACCATCTTCTTGAATGACACCGTATAAGAACGTGTTAAAATCTGAGCTGTCGGTTAGTACAGGTGTAATATCATTATAAATTAATTTACCAGCAACTGAATTTGGGTCCGTTTTAAAAATGTCGTTGAAATCAATTTTTTCAACTTCAATGATTATACCGTCACCATTGGATGTTATCCAAATAGGTAAACTAGGGTCAATACCACAAGAAACAATGCTTTTTAACTCTACTTTTAAAACATTTTTTATCTGCTTCTCTATTTTAGGTAATGAGCGTGTTATAGTATCAATAACAGCTGACTCTAATGCATCAAACCCTATTAGTGATTTAATAAGGTCTGTTAAAAAATCAACCACATTACCATTGTTATTAATTGATGGCATTGAAGAGATAAGCTTTAACTTTGGCATACTCTCAGTTAACGTTCTAGCAGCCGCTATTTTACCAAAAACTTCTTTTTTCTTATCTACAACAGACATAGTTATTCGGTTTCGTTCTCTGAATTATTTTGGTTTTTTAACATCTCTCTTATTGATTTAAAATCATCAAAAGATGCGCTACCTTGTGTTCTTTCACTTAAAGTAGTTTCAATATCACCACTATTTTTTATGATATCACTTTGCAATTTTGCCAATTCCAATTTAATTCTTATTGCTGAATCTTTGATTTTTAATAAACCACCTTTTTCTTTAGCAATTTTGGTTAAATCATCAACATCAGTTGGTGTTGCACTGGCTGCTAATTCATTGATTGTTCTTTGTGCATCGTTGATTTGCAAACATGCATCATTATAAGTTTCTTGCATAAGACCCTCTAATGATTCGGTATTGTTTACCTTAACGTCTTGTTTTTTCTTTCTAGGCATATAATTAATATTTATCTATAAATACCTCGTTATATGGTTTTTAACCTAAAAATCTACATCCCATGATGTTTTAAGAACTCATATAATTCTTTAAATCTTTTCATAGCTAATCGAATATCTTTGGTTGACAGGTGGGTATATTCCCTCATCGTTTCCAAAACAGAATTTTTATTATATTTTGAACCGCCATTCATTGATTCAAAAGCTGTTTCCCAATTTTTTAAAATCTCAATCAGTGCGTAGCCAACCTTTTTTTCATTTTCGGTTAGTTTCTTTTTAGGTGGGTTTTGTTCACCATTTAACTCGTTTTCTATTCCATCAATGATTTTAACAATAAAATCATCCATAGTTACATTTTCGTCATCCATGGTATATGTCAAATCTTCTCTATGTTCTAGATTATCTGACATATCTTCGTATGATGTTGTTTGTCTCATATACTTCTCATCTTTCATGAGAAGCCCTAAAATATAGTGTTTGGTTATAGTTCCAAAATATGAATAAGCTTTTTTTCCTCTACCACTTTCAAATTTATGTACTTTAGTCATTAAAAAAGAAAGAGTGTCACTGTGAAGTTCATCAAAAGTTTCACCCTTTCTATATAATTTGTACCTTCTAATAATCGACTCTATCATTTTATCCAGTGGTGCTTTTAACCACTCATTAAAAATTAGATTCCTTTCTGTTTCGTCTGTTGATTCTAAGAATTTAATAACAGCTTCTTCTTCATTTGGACCAAAATACATTTCGTTTGTTCTTTTGCGTCCTCTTTTTACCATGTTTAAGCTGTTTGTTCAGTATAAGTTATACTTCTATCTTTGTTGAAGTAGTATTCTTTTTTAGCCTGTGACAACCACCATCTCGCTTCAGTTGGGTCCATGGTTTCCTTATAAGACGCAAACAAAGAGTTTGGTCGTTGATTTACGTGTTTGTAACCATATCTAGGAATAACCATTGTTCTAACTGATTTAAATGTCATACGCAACAAGAATTCATAAATGAAAGTTAGTTTAATATTTGATTTTAAACCACCGTATTCTTCGAATAATGATTTCTTGATTACCATACCATCAATGTTAAAGTTTTGATAAGCTAACAAAGCGTTATTATCCAAAATACCTAACTCGTCTGAAAAGCTTTGTGCCCATACCGCTTCATTGGTCAAGCCAATAAAATTTCCTTCAGCATCAACATCTACAACAATTGGCATAAAAATTTCAACGTCTTTATGAGCATTCATGTACGTCACAGCGTTTTTAAACCATATGTTAGCATATTCGTCATCGTATTCCAAAAGACTTACCCAATCAGATTTAGCGTTACTAACACCATGGTTAAATTGAGAAGCAAAGTCTGATTCTCCAGAGTTTTCAGAAATGGTAACAATTGATTTGATAGAACCAAAATCATAATTATTAATGTATTTTGACACTTCACTATCTTTAGGTACAACAATCAACAATTCATCTGGCATAACCAATTGCTCTTGTACACTTTTAACTGCATTATCAAATAATGGTTTTGTTTGTTCATCCAACTGATGAACTGGTAAAATTACTGTTATATTTGTATTCATATTTTTTATTTTAATTAAGCGTTAGTTGTTGAAGTTACTTGCGATTCTAAATTTTCTATCAATGCTTCCACTTCTTTTTTTCTATTTTCCAATAAACCACCATAAACATTTTCAATTGATTGGGTTTGTTTTTCTGGTGTATATTGACCTGTAGAAGATTTCATGCTATTTAGTAAATCGCTAGGTACTGAATCTTCCAACCAAACTTTTATGTATGTTGCAATCAACTCTGGGATGTTCAAAGTAGTGTTCGTCCAAACACCATTATTTTTAATCATGTAGTTACCTTCCTCATCTTTGGTTTCCATCCATTCTGGTATCATGTTAGGCATTTTACCGATAACTGGTGTATTACACTCCATAGCTTCTAGTGGGAAAGTTCCAAAACCAGCTTGGTCATCAATCCATACTGCCAAACATGATTTAGCTAGTTCGTTAGCAAATTGTCTTCTAGGAATACCTCTAAGTTCTTTAAATGTTATCCATTTATAAACTGGGAATTGTAGATAGAAAGCTTTAGCTATTTTAGCTGCGTCACCATGATTTCTACTTACTATAGTCACCACTGGAATTTTTGGTTGTTCGTTTTCCTTGAAATACGATGGGATTGATACAGGAACAACATGTGTTCTAATTGATGGGAATAATGAATTGACAAATCTAGCTTGCTTTTCGCTAGTTGTAATTACATCATGGAAATTATAATCGGTATTCCATCTTTTACCTATTG